TCGCAAGAGTAAGCAGTCTGAAGACTTCAACTCTCCAGACATCACACCTAAAAAGGATGACGATGATCCTATGAGTTTCTTTGAGGAACTCGTTAACGGTTAAGAGAATAATTTAATATTATCGCCTTGTTTGAGGGTGGGGGACACGTACTGTTCTCCGCCCTCTTTATATTGCATGATTCTTTCGATATCATTAGTGAGTACGTTTAGATACTCTGGTTTCAATACAAAGATATTTCTTTTCGCTTCTTCTTTTCTGATTGCATCCACATAATTTGAAACCGCTTCAGATGCATTTGATACAGTTACGTTTTGCTGAGTTGATCTCTCATAGTAAGTGAAAGAATACATCTCTTCAGTTCTTAATCCTTTTCTGAGAACAACACGACCAGAGTCGTCCTTTACTTCGATAGTCTCATGGTGATGGATTTTCTGTAAATTCTCTTCACTTCCATAGACATCAATGAGATAATTGTAGAGTGAGTCATTTGATAACGGCCACTCATCTCTTACATTAATGATGTTGTTTGCTAATAGAATAACCCAATCAAATTCTTCAGTATCATATAATTTCAGTGATACTTCATCTGGACTCTCTTCTCCAACAATAGAATACTTGTTGAAGAATGCCAAGTTTACAAATATGTCAGATCTCAATTCCCCTCTCTTGAATAGGTTCTTGACTCTAGTATATTCTGATGATAGATTTGAATCCAGATTGACGTAGTTAAAATCTGGTAGTTGTCTAAAGTAAGTTTTGACTGCCATTTTAGTAACCTATGATGTTTTCGTTTCCTAGAGCAACATAATCATCTGCATATACTGGATCAAGTTCTTGAAATACTAATGTTATTGTATATTTAACCATTGATCCACCATCTTTTCCTCCTTCATATGTCATGTAAGATCCTTCTGGAGTGTAATCGGTTTGCATATCTTTGAGAGCACATGGACCTTTAACCCTTCCAATGTATGGGTGATCACTCCCACCTTTATATAAGTATCTAATGTTAAAAACGTATGGTGCTTTTAGGAATCCCAGACTTTCAGTCCTCTTGACTGCCATTGCTTCTTTAAATGTACGAATAATACTTCTGACCTCTGTTGCTTCAGACTCATCTCTGGGCGTGAATTGGAATTGATAATTGAATGATCTTGTTCTTGGACCTTCGAATAGTGTCTCTAGGTTTGGATTCAAAACACTACCAGTAAGTCTGCTCAATAAGTTGCTTGCTTGAGATGCCTTTTGTGCAAAGAAGACCTTGAGTGCATCCCGAACATTTGTTCCTGATGCTGCTTCTCCTCCAGCGATTTGGTTTATGATACCTGAAGCACCCCCAAAACCACCTTGTATAAACCCTAGAGATGTAGCTGCAGCACCTAATTGAACTAGATTGATTCCAGTATCTGTCCAGTTCACCCCATTGGTATCTGATACTGGTGGTTGAATCGCTAAATTAATTGTTCCTTTTACATCTGCTTGTGCTCTTTTTAAACCCGTACTTTGAGCGAGTATTCTAAGTGCGTCTGGAGTTTGTACTTGATTATTATTTTCTTGTCCTGATTGTACACGGGTAGTGTATTCTATGATTTGAAATTGCATCAAATCACTAACGTTCATGGGTAACTCTTTTGGGTATATCCATGAACCAAAACTTCCACTTCTTACTAATACTCTATTTGCTACGGATTCTTGCTCATCTTCTGAACTCGCTGCAGGTATTGGTTTGGTATCAGGATCTTCTTCAGGAGGATCCGCTGTAGGTGCGTTTGGATCCACACTTGTTTGATTGACTCCTGGAAATTTAACTAAGTTTCTTTCTTCTGCATTAAGATTATCGTTTACTCCTTTTGAGATTGTTTGGTTGAGTACGTCTTCATTGGTAGTATCACCATATGAATTTGCAATCAGTTGATCCCATGTTGGATCATTTGGTGCTGATGTTGGTATAGTCTTACTTGTTAACGATGTCCAGTCTCCAATTTTTCCTCGTCTTGGTCCCCATTGTGCGATTGCAGTAAGGTCTGATGGTTTGGTGTTGGACAAATCTGATTTGCCATTATCTTGATATGCTGTGATTACACCAGTTCTCTTATCTACACCATAAATTACTTTAACTGGAACTTTCCTTTGAGTAGTGCTGCCTACAACAATCCCACTTTTTTCTTCGTAGGTATATCTTAACGTAGCTTTTTTAAGGACAACTTGAGACTCAGTAGTCATTATGACTTAGCACTTTGTTAGTAGAGATATTTATAACCCCAATTCATATTCCGTTATTATCTTAAAGTTCATCATGTGATCTGCACACCATTCCTTTGCTGCTTTCCATTTTGCCACATTCTTGGCATAGGTTAGAGTCTCATTAATCAGAGTCTTCTTTCTCTTCTTTGGTGTTTCTACTGGTGGTACAGTTTGTCTTTTTGGTTTTACTTCTACCACATATTTTTTGACACTGCCATCATTCTCATGGACTTTGATTATGAAGTCTGGAAAATATCTTCTTACTTTTCTGGATGTTGGGTCATAGTATGGAATGAAAAATTCTTCACTACCCCATTCTAGTATTGCAGGATTCCTATCGCAATACTGCATGAACTTAACTTCCCAAGAACTTCTGTATATAATGTTATTATAATCACCCTTATACTTGTCAGGATTCCTTGGGTGAAACCTTCCCTGATGATACTTACTATTTTCTCGCATACATAATATATACACCAGACTATTTAGAAATGGCACAAAGCTCCGGCATATCAAAAATTGGAGTTAGTAAATTAAAAAGTACGTTACTCAAACCAGCATTAACGTCAAATTATATTTGTGAGTTTACGTCTCCTACAAGTGTGGAATCTCTTTCTGGATTTGTTAGACCTTCAAATGAATTAATTACATTATCATGTTCTGAGGCTTCTTTGCCAGGATCCTCAGTTGCTACTATGGACATTACAAATGATCACCATGGTGTAACTGAGAAGCATGGATATAGAAGAATGTATGATGATAGAGCAGACTTTCAATTTTATGTAGATTCAGACTACAAAATGATTGGATACTTTGAAAGTTGGATTGCATACATTACTGGAGATAATGAAAGAAGACTGGATAGTACTTATAATTATAGAGTGCAATATCCAAAAGATTACAGAACAAACTTCTTGATTACTAAGTTTGAAAGAAATCTTGAAGGTAAGTATTTGAGATATGAGTTTATTGATGCATTCCCATCAAGCATTAACTCAATGCCAATTTCTTATGATGCATCTCAACTATTGAAAGTTTCAGTATCACTATCCTATAGTAGATACGTTGTGAGTAGTGGAGTATATAACTCTAAGTATACTCCAGCAAGATTTGATGGTGCGGACAATGCTAATGAGTTGAGACGACAAGATCCAGTAAACAGAAGTCGTCTATCATAAAGAATCTAATTTAACCATCTAAATAACTTCATCTGAATTGTAATTTTTTAAAATGCCTTTACCTAAGATTGCGACTCCAATCTATGAATTGGAATTGCCTTCAACTGAACAGACTATTAAGTATAGACCATTTTTGGTAAAAGAAGAAAAACTTCTAGTGATTGCATTAGAATCTGATGATCAGAAACAAATTACTAATGCTATCAAATCAGTAATTAAAAACTGCATTATTACTAGAGGTGTCAAGATTGATTCTTTACCCACCTTTGATATTGAATACTTGTTCTTGAATATTCGTGGTAAATCTGTTGGTGAAGAAGTAGAACTTCAAATCATTTGTCCTGATGACGAAGAAACTTCAGTACCAGTGAAGATTAATATTGATGAGATTAAAGTTCATAAGAGCGAAGATCATACCAATCTAATCAAACTTGATGATAACCTAATGATGGAAATGAAGTATCCATCATTGGAACAATTTGTTAAGAATAACTTTGATGCTGAAGAAGAGAATTTGATGGAGCAATCCTTCAAACTAATTACTTCTTGTATTGATAAGATCTTTAGTGATGAAGAAGTTTGGACAGCATCTGATTGTACCAAGAAAGAAATGAATGATTTCTTGGAGCAAATGAACTCACAACAATTCAAAGAAGTTGAAAAGTTCTTTGAGACAATGCCTAAGTTATCTCATAAGGTGACAGTCAAAAACCCTAATACAGATGTTGAAAGTGAGGTCACTCTGGAGGGACTATCCAGTTTTTTCGGATAGGCCTGATCCATATGGATCTGGAGAGTTATTATAGATTAAATTTTTCCTTAATGCAGTACCATAAATACTCATTAACGGAGATTGAAAATATGATACCCTGGGAGAGGGATGTATATATTGAGTATCTGAGACAGCATCTTGAAGAAGAGAAACTGAAGCAGCAACAACAACAAGGCGCATGAATCCAGTAAAAGAAAACATCGATTCAAGAATCCTTAGACTATTAGGTCTTGAGGATGTTTTCGACCTGGATTATAGTACCTATGCTACTCTCCTAAAAGAAAAACTAATTGAAGTTACGAGAGGTCGTAGAGGCGTACCTCATGAAGAGGTGGAACTCCTAAAGAATGAGTTCAAGAGAGTAAGAACAAAAGAAGGTAGGTTTGCCCCTAAAGCAAAGAAGGTAAGGGTTGATAATGTAACTAACTTGGGCAGCATGAGAAGACTGCCTGGAACTGCTGATAAGAAGAAAAGTCCTTCTCAACAAAAGACTGAAGAAAGGAAAGAGCAACAGAATACAAAGAAGGTTGCTGACATATTCACAAACATTAAAAAATCTTTGAGTAGTATTAATAAGACTATCAAAGATCAATTGAGGTTGGATCGAAGGAGATTTGGATTCAATAGAAGAAGAGCGGAGAATGATAGAAGAAGAGATAGAGAAAATAAATTAGAGTCTGTAAAACAGCAGGATTTAATTTCAAAAAGAACACAGAAAGTTTTTACACCATTCAAAAGTTTCTTTGATAATCTTATAAACTTTGTTGTTCAAACATTACTTGGAAGAGCAGTTGAGAAGTTCTTTGAGTTTGCTGAGGATCCTCAGAACAAGCAGAGGATGGAAACTCTTGGTAAGTTCTTGAAGGATTGGTGGCCTGCTTTAACTGCTGCTTGGTTCTTATTTGCAACTCCTATCGGTGGAATTGTAAGAACCATTACTGGTACGATTGTAAAGTGGACAGTCGCATTGATAAAGCAGATCCCAAGACTGCTTAGATTTATTCGTACTAATCCACTCACATCCGCAGCCGTTGCAGTTGCCGGAACTGCTGTTGCTGCTTATCTTGCTAATCAAGAGGGAAGTGCAGTCGTTGAGGATCCTGATGATCCAAACAAATCTCAGATGGATGAGATTAATCAGTTTGGTGGGATGATTGGATCACCTCTTCAAGGGTTATTTGGTAACAGTAATGGTGGTTTGATTGGAATGATGGGTGGTGGAAATGTTTTCAGTGGATTGGTTGGACGTGGATCTGGAACTACTGTGAGTGGTGCTGGACCTGATACACAATTCTTCCCAGTTGAAGGCGGTGGTGGAGCAGTTCTACAGAGAGGTGAGTCTGTTCTACAGGTTGGTGCTCGTGAAAGGATTATGAATGAAAGGGGGTTTGATCCACTTTCATATAACACAGGACCAAATGCAAATAGACCAAGAAGATTGAAGTCTATTTCTAGAATGTTTGGTATGAATATGGGTGGAGTTGTTGGTCAAAGATCTGTAAAAGTTCCTTCATACACACCTCCAGGAGGAATGTCTAGACTTACCAGAAATGTATCGAGGATTCCTGCATCTCTTCGTAGAATGATGACTGGTGGTGGCGCTCCTAAGTATAAAGTTCCTGCTGGACCACTCAGTCCTAGTGGTGTAGTTACCAGTTCTACTGGAATGGATGTTGGTGGTAGAGGGGTTGATACTCAGTATATTCCCTCAGCAACGGTTCAGATTGGTGAAGCGGTTAGAGTCTTTACAAAAGATTCTGTTGATAGTGGTCTTCTTCCTCTTGTTGATTATTTTGAATCTATTCTTGATCCTGTAGGATCACAATCTTCGAGAAGGATTGGTGGTAGTGCTAGATCCCCATTTATTCCAACTCCTCCAGTTAGGAGATCTCCTGCTGCAGGACCAACTGTACTTCCAGCAATAGATCAATCTGTTGCCGCTACTGTTGATACTGGTAATGATGGTGATGGAGTTCCAGATTTTGCTATTGCTCCTGCTAGTGCAAATAGTATGAGGACATCCAACGCAACTGTCTACGGGATAACGATATAAGATGGCGATCGATAGACAAAAACTTTTACCTGGATCTGGTGCCTTAATGAAGAGGCAGCAAACTGCTAGTGCGAGTAATCGTAGTACAAGTACAAAAAGCAGTTTTGCAGACAATATAAAAAATGTAGAAGTTAATCTCGTAAATATTGATTCGTTTTTAAAGTCTAAATTTAAATCTGAATCTAAACAACTCGATGATGATATAAAAGCAAATAATACAAGAAGAAGAAACTTAGTTACTGGTAGAAAAAAATTAGTAAAAAATACTGAGGGTATTCTTAAGAATGTTAAAAGTGGACTTGGTATCCGAGACTCACTGAATAATTTTCTTGGATGGACTATTGCAGGATATGTTGTTGATAGATTATTTCCTATTATACCTGATATTATTAGATTTACTGAAAGATTAAAACCTGCAATTGATTTTCTTGAAGATTTTGCAGGAAATGTAATTAAGGGAACTATTGACTTTATTGATTTTGGGTATGATGCATATGAAACAATAAAAGGATTCGCTCTTGATATTGTCCCAGACGATCTAGAAAAGAAACTGGGAGACTTTGATCAGAAGTTTAATACCTTCATGAATCTGGCATTTATTGCCGCAATGCTTGGTACTGGTGGTAGTGGTCCCGGAAGGCGTCCTCCTCGTCGTCCTACAGGCGGTCAGCGTCCTGGTGGAACTACTCCTGGTGGTCCTGGAGGTGCAAGGACAAATACTAGACTTAACTCTTATCTGAATAGAACCCCTCAATTTAAGAGCATTCAAAATAAATATGGGTATGAGGCCGCTAGATTCTTCCAATCAAGGAGAGATCAAGGTAGAAGTATCTCTGGTGCTCTGAATGATGTTAGAAGTCGATTCAAACCAGTTACACTTACTAGTGGATTAAACCCACGTACTGCTTCTACTGGGCAACTATTCAATAGAGGACTATCCAGAGTTGCTGGAAGAACTTCTTTGAGACT